CAAGCAGCAACAACAGGCGTACTCCCTGCATCAACATATACAGATGGAACAACCGATGCTAATGGAGGAAAAGGAATCGGAGCAACTCTTGTTGCTACAGCCAATGGAGCACTTTCTATAGATGGAGTAAGCGTCTCAAATGGAAACCGTGTTCTTGTTAAAAATCAAGCAACAGCTTCTCAAAATGGTATTTATAACGTTACATCAAATGGCGGAACATCTTCAAAGTGGACATTAACACGTGCTACAGATTCTGACGATCATATTTTAAATCAAGTTGAAGCGGGAGATGCCGTATATGTTGTTTATGGTGGTACAAATGGAAACCAATCGTTTGTAGAAACTGCAAGCGGTACGGGAACAAATGGAGTATTGCTTATAGGTACAGATGCTCTTACATTTACACAGTTCTCTGGAGCAGCAACATTTATAGCAGGAAATGGTCTTGCACGTACGGGCAACCAGGTAGATGTAACAACTTCTACCCTTAACGTTACTGCAGACGCAGTAGATCTTGCTACAGTATCACAATCAAATTCAACAGGATCAGCTACAAACTCAAATGTTTCTTCTGTAACAGTAGATACATATGGTCGTGTAACTGGTGTCACAACATCACCAATTAACGTAGCAACATCTTCTCAGCAGGGTGTAGCAACATTCAATACTGCATCATTTACAGTAACATCTGGTGATGTAACAATCAAGTCTGGTGGAATTTCAAATGCACAACTTGCCAACTCTGCAATTACTATAAATGGAACAGCAGTTTCACTTGGTGGATCTGTATCAGGACTTGCTACAAATGCTTCCCCTACATTCACAGGAACTGTTACACTCCCGCTCACAACTGCAGGATATGTAACAACAACTTCTGGCGGAGTAATTTCAAGCGTAGCAACAATTCCAAACTCAGGATTGACTAACTCAAGCACAACAATTGGTACAACAGCAATTGCACTTGGAGCATCATCAACCACACTTGCAGGACTTACCTCCGTATCATCAACAGCATTTGCAGGTGCCCTTACAGGTAACGTAACAGGTAATGCAGATACTGCAACTAAGCTTGCAACATCTCGCAATATTAACGGTGTAGCATTTGATGGTTCTGCAGCAATTACAATAACAGCAGCAAATCCTAATGCACTTACAATTGGAACGGGACTGTCAGGAACTTCTTATACAGGTTCAGGAGCAGTTACAATTGCTATAGATTCAACAGTAGCTACATTAACTGGAACACAGACTCTTACAAATAAGACTCTTACATCTCCAGTAATTGGAACTATCTCAAATACTGGTACATTAACACTTCCAACTTCAACAGATATATTAGTTGGTCGTGCAACTACCGATACTTTGACAAATAAGACATTAGATACTGCAGGTGCTGGTAACGTACTTAAGATTAACGGTACTCAGGTTTCAGCAGTAACAGGTACAGGAGCAGTAGTTCTTGCTACCAGCCCATCTGTAACTGGTCTTTCAACAGACACACTTTCAACAACTGGTAACGTAACAGTTGGCGGTAACTTGACAGTTAACGGTACAACAACCACAATTAACTCAACAACTCTTAATACAACAGAGCAGGTTCTTGTTATCTCTAACGCAGCTACTCCAACAGATGTAACTGCAAATGGTGCGGGAATTACAATCAAGGGTGCTACAGATAAGACCATTAAATGGTACTCATCAACAGGTGCTGTAACATTCTCTGAAAACGTAGATCTTGCTTCAGGTAAGACATACAAGATTAATGGAACTACTGTTCTTTCCGCTACAGCAGTTGGTGGACAAACAATTCCAGCATCAGCAATTGTCGGTTTAACAGATACTCAAACCCTTACAAATAAGACTTTGACTGCTCCATCACTTGCAAATGCAGTTCACACAGGAACTACAACATTGTCTTCATCTGGTGTTACATTCTCAGATGGAACAACTCAAACATCTGCAGGCGTACCATCCATAACAACAATTGCAACAGCAATTGCTGCAACAGGATCTATAACATCAACATCTTATAGAGATCAGATGGTTCCAATTTCAGGTGCATATGTTGTTACAGTTGCAGATAACTCTGCACCAGTAGGAACTTCTATTGACTTCTACCAGTCAGCTGGCACAGGAGCATCAATAGCAGTGTCTGGAACAGGTGTAAGCTTAATTTCAACACCAGGAACAAAGCTTAGAACCACCTATTCAACTGCTACAATTATGAAGGTATCTGCTACACAGTGGTTGCTCTTCGGTGATTTGTCAGCATAATTTAAAATAATTTAAAAAAAGAAAAGGGGACAATAAAATGTCAAAGCAAGCAGGTAAATTTACAGACGGTCAGGATCAACACGTTGCTCCGTTGGCAGTAACTTCAATAACAGCTTCAAACGTAGCAGGACAAGGATATAATGCTGGTGTTGCAGCACTTAGCTGGACACTTCCATCAAATTCAAATCCAGCTACTCTTTATACTGTTACTTCTACTCCAACTACAACAACACAAACCTCTGCATCAACATCTTTAAACTTTACTGGACTCGCATCTGGTCAAAGCTACACATTTACAATTGTCCCCTCAAACTCTTATGGATCTGGTCCAGGAGCGACCTCCTCTAGCTTAACAATAACAACAATTCCACAAGCACCTACAATAGGAACTGCTACAGATCAGGGCTCTGGAAGACCTTATAATCAAGGTCAAGTTCAAGTTACATTTACAACAAATGCTAATGGTGGAGCAGCAATTGATTCTTATGCAGTTAATGCTTTTGATACAAATGGAAATTATTTAGCACAAGTAACAGGCTCAAGTTCTCCACTTACATTTACAACTTTAAGCACCACTCAAACTTATAAATTTGCTGCTTATTCTCATAATACCAATGGTTATTCTTTAGCAAGTGCATTTTCAAATAACGTAACACCAACTACAGTTCCAGGCACACCTACAATAAATACTCCAACTACAGCTGGTCTAGGCTCAGGTACTAACGTTGCAGGACAAGCACAAGATACAGTTACATGGAGTGCACCAGCAAATGGAAACTCTGCAATAACATCTTATTATCTTTATGATAATGGTGCTGCCGTTGGTAACGTAGGAAATGTAACAAGCTATACATTAAATGAAGGTTCTGGCTCAAACCATTATTTCCAGGTTGCTGCAATAAATGCAAATGGACAGGGTGGAACATCTGCTGCATCTGCAACCATTACTTCATTTTCATTTACACCGTTCTCTTTTGCACCATTTGGCTTCACACCATTTGGCTTCACACCATTTGGATTTACTCCATTTGGATTTACACCATTTGGATTTACACCATTTGCATTTACACCATTTTCATTTACACCATTTGGATTTACGCCATTTGCATTTACACCATTTGGATTTACTCCAGGTCGTGGTGCAAGAATTTACTAAATATGATATACTAATAATCTAATAGAAAAGAATAAGTATGCCAAAAATTAAGTTTTTGCCAGCAAATGGGCAGATGCTCAATATTGCTCCAAATCCAGAACCAGCTATTAAAAATATTCCAGAATGGTATAAAAGACAGCCATCTTTTATTAATAATGATGCATCTTTTAAACAAGGTGGGTATCACTCGACAGTAAAAAAATGCCAACCAATGTTTGATGGCATCTCAGCTGGATATATTTTAAAATGCCCTATTGATATATATATAAGAAAGCAAGGAAATTCATTTTCTGTTGAAGTTCCAAATACATGGCATGAATTGCAAGAGTGGGTAGTATCTGGACATCCAAGGGTACAGGTTTCAGAAATGCCAATTAATACAGATGCTTATTATGAAGATATTTTAAGAATACATCCATTATGGTGTGTTGAAACTCCAAAAGGATATAGTACAATGTTTTTACCGCTTGTTTTAGGAGATTTATCGCCAATTATGGCGGTTCCAGCAACAGTTGATACAGATCAATTTCCATCAGATGGACACTTATCATTTTTTCTTAAAAAAGGTTTTGAGGGTGTTATAAAGCAAGGAACACCATTAATAAGAGTTATTCCATTTCAAAGAGAAAGCTGGGAGCATTCTGTTGAAGAATTTAATAAAGGATATATTCATCAAAAAAGGTTAGCTGTTAGATCAATGTTTATAAATGGATATAGGACAAAGTTTTGGACAAAGAAAGATTATAATTAGTGCAAAGTGTAAGCTTTTATCATGAAATTAAAGATAAAGAATCTATAAAAAATGATTTATTTAAACCAATTCATGAATATGCAAGAAGAATGTCTCCAAAACCAACAGAGGTATCCCCTGGTGTATTTAGGCAAGAATGTTATAGTGAATATTTAATAAGATTTGAAGAGCATGATAAAAACCAAATAAACATGATGTCTAGGCCAGCAATACAACAATTTATGACTGTTAAAGAACATAATTTTATTGCACCAGAAGATTGTTTTCCAAATCTTTTTGCATTTAGGTGTACTTGGTGGGTAGATAAAGACGTTGATGTAGAAATAATAAATTCAAATATTAATGGGTACGCTTTTTATATACCAGAAAAAGTTTCTATAAATTTTAAAAAGCTTTATCCAGAACCATGGATAGATTTACAACCAGTTTGGATTCCATTTTTTGTTAAAAAAAATAATCAATACATGAAGCCATTATATGGCAAAATAGAAAAACATGCAATAGCATACGATATGGTGGTTAAATGAAAAAAATAAAATTTTACAGAGTTGGAAATGGTCCAGATCCAGTTCCAGCAAAAACAGTTATACCTCAATGGTATAAAGACATTAGTATATATAATAAATCAAATAATCTTTCAGATGTAAGATTAAACAATCATGATGGAATTGATTCTTCAGCTATTTCACTTAAAGTATGCTCTCCTACATTTGATGCATTTGCTTCGGGATATTGCTTTGTATTGCCAGAAGATATCCATGTAAAAATAAATGATAAAGGAATACCAGAAATGTCATGGGCATCTAATAATTTTACTATTAATAGAATGCCTCTTGTTGAATTTCCGATCCCTCCATTTTATCACCCCATAGCATTCTCATTTAGAATGATGTTTGGGGTTTCAACCCCGCCAGGCACATCAGTATTAGTAGCACAACCTTTTAATAGGGTTGACTTGCCATTTTATGTTCCAACTGCTATAGTAGATTCAGATAAAAAATTTCCACCTGCAGACATAAGGTTTGTTTTAAGAAGAGATTTTGAAGGTGTTATTAAAGAAGGAACACCAATTTTTCAAATATTGCCTTTTACCAGAGAGCCGTGGGAGATGGAAATGGATGATTCTATAACAGAAGATATGTTATGGGAGCATGAAAATAGAAGAACGTTTATACATTCTTGGTATACCAAGAAACTACAATCACAGAAAGAGTTTAATTAATGAAACCTCCTCATAAATTTTTTGACAGACATTTAAATAATAATTTGGAATCACTTGAAAACTTCATCCTAGAAAAAGAACAAGATATAATTGCTGGTAAATTCCCAAACATATCTGTAGACAGAGCAAAAGAAGCAATGCAAACAGGAGTTATGGCAACAGCATTAAGTCAAGAATATAATATTTTTCAATTTCATCATGAAGGTCTTTTTAATCTTTACGATGCCGTAAGAGACATGACCATAGAAGCATGTGAGTATTATGGAATTGATTTTAAAGCACAAAAATATTATTTGCAAGGATGGTTTAATTGTGATGAAAAATCTGAAGATCATGGTGATGGAGATTTGCATGATCATTCAGGCGGAATGGGATCGCCTTACTTCCATGGATATTATTGTGTAAATGCAGAACCATCTGTAACACACTATCAAATTGATAGGGAAAGAATGTTTGATAATATTAATGTTAATAATAGAGCAATATTGTCTGAAACAGGTCATCCGCACAGAAAAGGCGGTTGGAATCAAGACTCAAGAAGAATTACAATTGCTTACGACATGTTGCCTCTTGCACAATTTCCAAATCAAGACAACATGCAACACTGGATACCACTAGGATAAAGGATAAAATGAAAGATCATAAATTTTTTGATAAGTATTTGGGCAATGATTTAAGTTTATTGACAAATGAATTAATAGATAGATATCGCCTTATTCAGCAAGCCAAAGTTTTTGGTGTAAGTGAACTCAAACCAGACGAAGCTTGGATGAGCTCTGGAAGTGTTTCAACTATGAAATGGAGAGAATATAACGTATTCCAATTTCATATAGAAGGCATAAGAAATTTATATAGTGGAATTTCTGAGTTAGTAAAAGAAGCCTGTGAATATTATGATTTAGATTTTAATAAACAAAAATACATGATTCAAGGATGGTTTAATATAAATGAAGCAAAAGGTGGGAAATTAGATTGGCATGATCATGCAGCACCAGGAGAATATGCACCGTTATTTCATGGATATTATTGTGTAAATGCTGAGCCATCATCAACTTACTATAAATTATTTAATGATGAATCTAAAATTGTTGAAAATATAAATAAAAATGACAGAATGATTATTTCAGAAATGGGTCACCCACACGCACAAGGAGATTGGTCGTGGGACGGTCCAAGAATTACTGTTGCATACGATATTATTCCTTTTGATATTGTTAAAACTTTTCCTAAAGAGTCGGAGCAACATTGGATACCGCTAGTATAAAAATAACAATAGTTTCTTTATCTTATAGAGATAAAAGGATTATTGATACTATAAAAAGTGCTTACGATAATGCTTTTAACAAAGATTCTATTTCATTATCTTTAGCAATACAAGATAGCCATAATCACAAAGTTCAATCATTTGGAAATTCTGATGTAGTTAGATATCATTTGTGGGATCAAAATATGGGTTTTGCAAGAATTAGGTCTAATCTTGTAAGGGATTCTAGCAAAGATTCTTATTTGTTTTTTATTAGTTCAGCAACAGAATTTAAAGTAGATTGGGATGTTGCCTTAGCAGAACTTATAAAAAAACATCCAAATGAAATTTTAAGTTTAAAAGATGACAAATTTTTACTTGATGGAACTTTGATAAAAAAAGATATTTTTCAAAAAATTGGATATCCTGATTATTTAAGGTTGATGGGTGAAGAAGAAGATATTTCTATAAGATTGTATGCTAATGATTATAAAATTTCTTCTGGTATTGAAAATATAATTAATGTCTTTGATAAAAAAGAATATGATTATATTCCTTTTTCAATAACCCATCATTATAACGAAGTTTGGGATTTATATCATAATGCAAAAAATAGATTTGCTGATCTTTCTGATAGTTATGAAAAATGTATTGAATATGCAAATAAATACCCAATAAAAAAAATATATCATCAGTTAAATGACGTTCTTTATTTAGATTCAGAAGTAGGAGAGCTTGATGATTTAAGATTTTATAACCACGGAAGCAGGATTTAATGTCTCAAATATTTATATTAAATGATTTTATAGAAGAAAAAGATGCATTAACAGTAATATCAGAAATCAATAATCCATCTGAAATAAACCCATACCCACCATATTATAATGATAGAAATGGTGGAACTGCTTTACCGTATAACAAAACAACTATAAATTTATTAAAAAAATATTCAGATAAAGCAAACAATGAAATAAAAAAATTATTTAATTTAAATTTTGAAGTATACACAACAAAAGGCTATTCATCAAAATGGCATAAGGGTTCTTTTGGAGCACCACACATAGATGATATAGAAAAAGAAACTTTTATTGAATGGAGTACAGTTATATATTTAAATGAACCTCCAGAATTTCAAGGAGGAAATATATATTTTCCAGAAAAAAGTTTTGAATATGTTCCAGTAAAATATTCTTGTGTAATATTTCCACAAAAAGACCCAAGCTATATACATGGAATAACTGAAGTAACTGAAGGACTAAGATACACTTTATTGCTTCATCATTCTTCAAATATTAAATTTGCTGACCCAGACTTTTTAGGAGAAAATAATGGAAGTTAAAGTTTTAGAAATAGGTCTTGTAATGGTTGAAAATGCTATATTAGACCCACAAGGTGTAATCAATAAAATTGAAAGTTTAGATAAAAAAAGAAAAGATGCAAACCTTGAATCAATTTGGAGCCCATGGCAAGATGAAGGTCGGGACCCATTTTGCTACCAGTTTAGGCTAAGTAGCGAAAAAGACATACGTTCAGATTATCCTTTTTATAACGAAGAAATAGAACTATGGAACATACTAACTAGTACTGTAGACTCCGCATTAGAAGAATATTATAAACTTTATCCATTTTCTAAAGCTAACTTAAAGGGTCGTGAGAGACCAAATATTTTAAAGTATGTATCTGGAGGAGAACTACCTCCTCATCAAGATATAGGCGTAAGCAGCAGATCTTTAAGCGTTTTGTCATATTTAAATGATGATTATGAAGGAGGAGAAATTAGTTTTCCTCAATCTAACATTACTATTAAACCAAAAGCGGGAACGATATTGTTCTTCCCATCAAACTTTATTTACGTGCATACTATTGCTAAGATGAAAAGTGGCGTAAGATATGCTATTCCTTCATGGTTTCACAATAGGCATGACATGTACATGTCAGACGGTACAGAGTAAAAAATGTCGTTATTAAATACAAAATTTAGGCTTTATGGCGTTCAGGTGGTAGAATTTTACTATGCCTAGAATGAAAGTAACGCCTATTGAAGAAGTAAATTGGGGAATCTATGTTTGGCAGATGCCAGATGGCTCTATTGTCCGTGATGAAGATGATAATACCCTAAGTATTCCATCTATAAAAGGCGATATTAGACAGATTCAAAAATTAAAGGTCGCTGCTAAAAGCTATGGACTTGATGAAGGAAAACCTCTTTTCTTTTCTGGTCACCGCCAAGTTACAGAAGATGAACTTGAAGAACAAAAATCACGGGCTGCAATGGGAATGATTCCAGACGCACAAGATATGCCAGCTATGATGGAATATATTAAAGAAGCAAGAGAAATGGGGTTAGCATAAATGGATCACAATGTGACTATTATGAATGATGAAGATGGAGAAGATGTTTCAATCTTAAGCAATGCTGACTATGGCCTTTTTACTAAACAAGAGGCTACATTTGAAGATCCATTTAATGTTGAATGGGAAGAAATAAGAAAGTCTGAGGGATTAAGTGAAAACTTTAGACGTAGAGCAGCAAGATTAGAAAAATCATTTACTGGTAAAGGCGATGCAAAGTCTAAAAAGTTAGACCCACTAGACCTTACTGGATATTCATTATTTCAAATAGTTCAGCCTCCATACAATATGCTTTATCTATCACAGCTTTATGATGTATCTCCATATCATCACTCAGCAGTAAATGCTAAAGTTGCAAACGTAATTGGGTTAGGTTATAAGTTTGAAGAAACTTTTAAGACAACATTAAAAGTAGAAGAAGTA